AGCACTGATGGAATTATTGCGTGGGGTAGTGGGGATATTTTTGATGCTGGGAACAGCTCTTGCGCTTTGCGAGCAAGCTCTTCCGCCACGACGGTACGATGCTCCTTTTCCCATTGCTCTTGAAGAGAAACTGTTTGTTTATCAACAGTTTCCATGACAATTTTAGTTTTCCATTCGGTCCAGTCTGGACGGCAATGTTCCATGAGCCGCTTGAACCATGGGAAGAAAGCAAGAGAGGGCCATCTTGTGACGGCCCACAGTCCTGCTTCGTAGCAGAGAGCATTAAACCAGCTTTCCTTACTCATGGTCTAATAAGCACTGCCCATCCATCGTTCGCCTTCACTTCCCAGCGAGGCAACCAATAATCATTAGGAAACTCTGCAAGCTTTCCACCGCCCGAGCTGACATAGCCTCCCTTTACAAGATCAGCAGTTCCAAACGGATCATTGTGGATGGTGGCATCATTTGTATAGCCAACAACAACGCTCCAATGACCACCTCCAGACGGGCGGCGATAGTTGCCGTGATGAAGCCATCCCACTGCTACTGGACGACCATCGTCAATCTCCTTTTTCAATGCATCGAGATTAAGGGATTGAGAAAACGATGCTTTCAATCCAAGGCTTTGCAGCGCTTTGACTTGCGCAGAAGAATTTGTGGTATCGCCAAATTTAGCTCTGATGATATTGTATTCATCATCTCCCTTTACTTTCCCATAGAACGCTGCCATCATTGCGCAGGAACTGCTAAAACACTCTCTGCCTCCCTGCCCCGATACATTGTCTCGTTGCGAAAAATAGGGTACACTTAGCGGCCTGCGTTCTGCTCCATCATTTCTATAAAGCTTTGCAAATTCTGTAAGTTCGCTTTGCGTTAGTTGCTTTTGTAGCCATTGCCACGCCTCTTTTTGATGGCGCAACTCTTGGTAATACTTCGCGGCATTAGAAAGTTCAATCATTGTTACCTTCGAGGGCAATGGCGAATATTGGTTCATTAAACGAACAAGCTTATCAGCGTAACCAGGATCAGTGGCATAGCCTTCGCTTTGTAGCATTTTTGCCGCCGCTTCACGACGCGGCGCATGATTTACGCCTTTATATTGCTTCCAGTCCAAGTACCAACGGCTAACTAAGTATTCAATGCATGCGGCAAGGCTGGGAAAATCAATAAATCCAGCTTTGATTTCCACCCATTGACCGTCGTAAAACTCCTTGGTAGTAGTCGTTGTTCCAGCGCCTTTCAAGCCGAACGCATTCCAAGTGCCAGAAAAATGCTTGCCAAAGCCACTCTCAAGCGCCCATTGAGCTGCCACTAGCTCAGGAAATTTAGCCCCCACGCGCTTTGCATGGAGGCTCACGCCCTGCCAAGAGTTTTCAACGGCGGTAGCCATTGTCGGCTTCAGTCCTTCACGCGGAATACAGCCTTAAGTCCAGTCAGAACCAGTTGCATTACATTATTTTCTTTATATGGAGTGCGCTCAATAATTTGATCCAAAGCAGCAACGATGATGCCACCAACCACGAACCATTCAATGCCGCCCATGATTTTGTCCTAGAAAAGGGATGTCCCTAAAGCCTAGCGCTTAATTTCCAGACTACGCACTCTAGTTTCAATATCGCTCATTTTGTCAGTGAGGGCACTAAGTTTTTCAGTGACGCTTTCAATTTGTACAGCCACTCTGGCTTGTTGATTGCCAACAGTGATAAGCATGGCTCCAGTAGAAAGAAGCATGCCAGCCGTGACAGTGGCCACAAAATTAGCCATGCCTTCTTTAAATGGTTCCATGAAGACGCTCCGCAATATTTATACTAGCGAATGCGCACTATTTGACAAAAGCTGGTTAGATTATCTCCAGAAAAAGTAAATAGTGCCATGCCAAGAGCGAATGGTCCCGATGAGCTGCTTTATTCTCTCATTGAACTTCGCCCTGGAGACGCAAGACGTAGATTTCGTAAGGCAATTTTTGAAGACTATCCGCTCCGTGGTCCTCTTGGACAATGCGCTTGTGCTTATTGTGGGCGATGGGACGAAAAGCTAACCATCGATCACATTGTGCCCAAGAGCAAAGGCGGGCCGCACTATTCGCGCTGGAACTTGGTGCCCAGTTGCCGCGAACACAACGGCGCGAAAGGCGACCTTCCAGTGTTTGAATGGTGGCGTCCTCAAGGTTGCTGGAGCGAACAGCGAGAGCACATCCTCTTATCTTGGGTGCATCACAATAGTTTTGTTAGCGCCCACACTGACCAGCAAGACATTGAAGCCTTTGCTGAAGAGCGTGATTTCTACATTCCACCGTCAAAAGAAGAAGCCCCCATTTCTGGGGGCTTTTGTTATACAGAATGGCAAGCAGCTTAGGCTTTTTCTTTTATTGGTTCGAATAGCACTTGCTTGCCTGGAAGATCGTAGCGAATGCCTGGCATTGGACAGAAGCCATCTGTACAACCATCGTCAATGTTATTTTCAATGGCGGCAAGAGCCTCGCGTTCTTGATCAGTTTCAAGGGCAAAGATAAGCTGCCCAAGATACCACTTAGCCTTCTCTAAATCTTCTAGGCCATTCTTTTGCTCATAGCGCCAAACGTATTTCAGAATGTTGCCTTTCAGGAAGCCGCGAAACGCTTCGGGCGTCATACTTGCTTCCATTGCTTCAATGGCTTCTAAGCCGCCACTGGCATAATGAATGGGGCGTTCCACTGGATGGAAGGCTTCAGGGGCTTGTTCAAAAGGCATTGCCATTTTCCTCGAATGCTTGGAAGGCTTCTTTGAAGAGAGGACGGGCCAATGTGGCCAAGGCTTGAGCGTAGCATTGGATTTCGCTTTGCGCATCTGGCTTATCGCGCAATGAAAGGAAATGCAGGAGGGCTTGCAAGCTGCAGGTCCAAGTGAAGCTTGTATATGCGCTCATGGGCATGATGCCACGAGCTTGTTCCTTGCTCACGCCTAGCGTCAGAAGCGCCCTGTAAGCCTGCTTGGTCTGCTCTAGCGCCTTGGCATATTCAATCATCGCCACTTGGTTCATAGAGGGCTCTAGATCGCCCGCTGAGGCTTGCTTATTGCTGGCGCTTTGATAACGGAACTGGCGAGGCATGTAACAGATGTCATCATCAGCTTCGCAATAGCGAAAGCTTTTTTCGTTCCAGCCCAACTGATCATTGGCATAGGTGCCACCAATCACATGCTTCCACCATTGACGAGCAATAAATAGCGGAGCTTTAATTTGCCATTTTGTGACAACGCCCCTGAAGGGACTAGTGTGCTGATGCTTCACCAAATAGTTAAGAAGCTTCTGATCCTTTTCAGACCACTCAACAGAGGCTTGATCGAAACTTTGCCGCGCATCACAAACGATGTCAAGCGAAGTTCCCATCCAATCGATGAGCCGCACAAAGCTAATACCGTCACAGAGGGGATCAATGGTTTGAAGAGAGGAAGTCATGAATCAAAAGGAAAGGGCGGAGCCTCTGGAAGCTAATCATAGGCGCCACCTTGGTTTCTGTGTGCCAGACAATGCGAGCTTTGCTTTGTCTTCCGTCTTTCACAATGGCAGCAATGGTGCCGAGAAGGCTGGTAGGCAACCATCCGGCGGCCGTTGGTTGGATGTAGACGACGGTCTGCCCAACTTCCCAAGTGTGGGACACTGGTGTGGTCGGGAGCTTTCTAAAGGAAGCCGTACCAAGCTTTTCGGCTTTCCTTCCATCGTCCACTGGATAAACAAACTGCTTGCCTTTTCGCTGCATCGCTAGGCTAAAGCAAATGACCGAGGGCTAATGTCAAGGCTTTTCAATGTTCCAGTAGGATTAAACTACAACGGTTGTGAATACATCGCCACTATGGGGCCTTTTGAACGGAGCATGGAAAGGGATTTTGCCCTTGTAGCCAATAAGAAGGCAGTTGCAGAATGCACTGACATTAATAAATTGCGGGAAGTGGCATGCAATATGATGGAAGGTTGGAGCAATATGCAAGAAGCCGTCACGGCATTGGTCAAAGAAAACCTTGAGCTTCGTCAAGCGATGCAGCTTCAGCAAATGGACTTAGAAGCAGCAGATCAGCTCCTCGGGGAAGCTGGTGAAGCCATTAAGCATTTTGCAGAGAAAGAGCAATCTTCTCAAGCCAGGCGATTTCTTTGGCCGTTTGGCTAGTCAAAAGAAAAACTTTCCAGCCACAAAGCATGGCTAAGTTAAATTTTCTGGCATCTCGTTCGTAGCCAGAGCCAGTAACATGACGGCCACGATTAAAAGTGCCGCCTTGTATTTCAATGAGAGTGCGAGAAGGGAGATGTGCAAAATCTGCCCTGTAACGTTTTGAACGCTTGCTTTTTGCATGGCGCTCTTGAAAATCAGCTTCCCAGGCTTCTACATCGCTAAATTCCCGAACCAAGATAAGACTGGGATAATGAGCTTGCCAAAGCCCAAGAAACTGATCTTCAAGCTGGCTCATTAGATGCGCTCCTCACGCCCGGACCGAAGCTTGCCGCAGCGAACTCCGCCTTGCCTAGCCGCTGCTTGGATTAACTGCTACAGCTTAACAGCTTTTAGCTTCCAATCGGGATCCGTGTGCTTCCCGATATTGCACCAATCGCATAACGTTTGAAGATTGCTTGGTCGGTTTGATCCACCTTTGGCGATAGCGATCCTATGGTCAACATGCAAGACGCAAGACGGGTCATTTCTGGGGTTCCTCCCGCAATCTACACACTGATAGCCATCGCGCTCAAGAATTGACCTTCTAAGCTTTGGTTTTACATTTCTGCTCGTTTTGGGCCTTTTTGCTTTTTCGGGGCACAGCCAATTTGCAAGCTTTTCCGTTATCACTTGGCCGTTCGGAACAATTGCGGGACCGACGGACTCGTTGCAAAGCGTAAATATACTAAACTTGCTAGTTACCTCTCCGTAGCAAAAAACGTAGCCAGTGGTGCGAGTCTCCAGTCCCCTCGCCGCCTCAATAATTGTATTGCGCCATTCACAGGCCAATTTTGGCGCTACGCTTTCGGGCAGTATCCCGCAATGCCCCCAGGCTCCATCATTCATCAGCGAAGATTGGATGTCCAATCCGCACATGGCATTGCCTTGAAGCACACTACTAGGAGAGTGCAACTGAAAAAACCAAGCTTTTGCACGGCTTTTTGCGCTTTGCATGGCTAGTGTGAATTCAAAGCGAACAGGCAATCCTTGGTGCCAAGCGGTGATCAAGATTGGTGTAAACAGCATTAGCTCTGGATCAGTGTCATCCTCCCAGTGATAATACTGAGCAAAGCCGTGGTACTTCCAAATGTGAAAGGCGGCACTGCTTTGCTTGGGCCAGCAAGTTAACTCGTCAAATTGTTTGGGTTGCTTGTGATTCATTGATTTTTGTTAACTACAAATTCAGCAAGTTGCAATCAAACGGTTGCAAAAGCTGGGCGATTGCCTTGGTTTTGATACTTTCCATCGCCGTAAGCTTGTGCAGACTCTTCGTCCATACGTAAAAACATTACTTGGACAATGCCCTCGTTAGCGTAGATGCGTACAGGAAAAGCCAGGGGGTTGATAATACAAATAGTAAGATGACCAGTCCAGCCAGGCTCAATTGGGCAGACGTTAAGAATGGTGCCTTGACGAGCATACGTTGACTTCCCATCCGTGATGCCCATCACATTGTTAGGCATCGAGATGCGCTCAAGGCTAACGCCAAGAGCGTATGAATGCGGGGGAAGCACAAAGAAACTAGAACCAAGCTCGTTGATAAGCTTAGCCTCATACATCATGCTCGTATCAAAGCGCTTCACATCCAAAGGCTCTGGCATGGCAATGCTTTGATTGATGGCATTATCAATGACCATGAAGCCGCTAGGCGACAGACGAATGTCATAGCCAGCGTGAGAAAGGCCATAAGACAATGCTTTGGCACCATTGTCAAGCTCCCTACATTTCTCACCAATGAAAGGGAAAATAATGTCGTTTTCAGCAAGCTTGCTGATTTCTTTGTCGTTAAGCAGCATGAAAGAAAAGGGGCGTTGCCGCCCCCAAGAAACAACAATGAAGAAAAGCTTCAGAACAGAGGGTCAAAAAAGGTCGTCGTTAGACGAAGACGATGCGAAGCTGCTGCCTGCGCTTTCGCCATTCTGCCAGAAGGAAGAATAAGCCTTAGGGCTATTCTCCATTTTGTTGACAGTCACTTGTCCCTTGAAATGAGGGGCAGTATCCTTGTCACGCTTGTCATTATTCCACAATGCCACGCGGAAAGAATAATTTCCTTGTGCATTGGGACCAACTTTCTTGGCTGCGTTAAGAATGTCGGGCGTCAGATCGACGGTGCCAGAAAAGACGGGAAGATTGCCAGCGGGCATGTAGTGTTCCTCAAAAGGAGAGTGGTCGGCCCTGGAGGGGCTCTAGAAGCATAGCCGGTATAGACGGAAAGTCAAGCTCCACGGTCTATGGAAATGGTTAAGGGCTTACCGCCTGGGTAGTGCTCAAAGAAATACTGCTGCGTTTTCTGCGCCATGATGCCTGCCTGCATAGCAAGATCAGCACCGTCAAGGCTCACAATTTGAGCTTCTTGCCCCTCTCCATTGTCTGGATCGTAAATGGCAATAGCACAATGCGCTTCATTGATTTCGATGTCATACATCTGTTCAATGGCTTGTGCATAAGCGCCAAGTTGCATGCGATAGTCGCCTAGTTGCGTATCAGGCTTTTTCTTGAAGCTTGTTTTCCAATCAAGCAAAGCAATGTTGCCATTGCCCATGGTTGCAAGCATATCGAAGGTGCCTGAATAGCCAGTTTCAGTGGAGGGGCAATACCAAGCAATGGCACTTTCCACCAAGAGAGGGCTGGCTACTGTCGTAAGGAAATTGGCAATGCTGTCGAAATAAGGAACAAACAATGGATGGGAATCAAGATGACAGTTAATGTCCTCTCCGTTCCAAAAGTCCTCAAGCACGCCATGAAGCCAATTGCCACGTTCTACGGCAGAGCGTGTGCGACGATTAGCTTCATCATTGCCCACTTTCTTGCGCCAGTTCATGAGCGCTGCAATCTTGCCAGGGGGCGAACACGCGCTCGCAATAGTCGTCACAGAGGGCAAAACAATGCCTTCTGGGGCAT